TTCAAGTCCATACCTTTACCAGTGATTGCACCGATATCAGCAGCCTGGATAAGAAGACCAGAAGAGATAGCCTCTTGCTTGATAGCCTCATTAACCATTCTCATACCACCCATACCAGTTTGTACAACTAGGCTACGTTTTGGATCTGGACCTTGGAATTCAACTTTACCATTGAAGAAGTTGTAGATCTCAGAACGGAACAAGTCAAGTGTGAAGTTATTTTTGTTGTATACTCTTTTAAATGAGTTATCCAACTGCTTCCAAAGACCCACAGACAATCTAACATCATCTGGACCATCCTGACGTACTCTACCACCATGACCCCACATGAGGTATGTTTCAATGTCAATTGCAATTTTGCTCAAGTGAGCAGCTTCCATATTGGTCAAGAATGTACGTGACAAGTTACCATTGTCAAATGCTTTTTTAACAGCATCTTTACCCATAACTTTTACCATGTCTTCCAAAGAAGAAATAGATGGGTCCATAGTTTTGTCAAAGTTTCTCCAGATCTCAGTTACAGGAACTGTACCATCTGCATTCATACCACCTTTGATCATCAAGTCAGCACGGCTAGAGATAGAGTAGTGTACGTGAGCTTCTGCACCACCTACGTAGTTGTAGAATTCACGGAAACCAGCATTAGTGATGATGTCAGAAAATCTTTCACCATACTCACCTCTTGCAGAACCTTTACGGAATACTTTAGTACCATTAGCCAAATACTTATTGTCAATGTATTTGTAGTTGTCATTGTTTACTAACTGAACAGTATAGATAAAACCATCACCTAATGGAAGAATATCTTCTGCAGTGATGTACATCTCAACTCCATTGTATTTGTCATAGGTAATGATATCACCATGTCCAAATTCTCTTTTGTTAAGTTTGATACGGAATGTAGTACCATCAACACCTTTAAAGTCATTGGTTGGTTCAACATCTTCAACAATGTAAGGAAGGTCAATAGAGACAGGAGTTTGCCATCTGTATTCCCCACGTGCGTTATCAACCATGATAACATTTTTTCCACCAAATGATGACATTTGATAAAGAGGCATTTCAACCTTTTGGGACATAGCCCAAAGATCCACTGGACCAAGGTCCATTGGCTCTGCATCTTTCAGCATGTTCACCAAGTGGTAAGAATCCACATGGGAACTTGCGTTGTAAGCGGTATCCCTAAGGAATATACCATTGTTCATTACTGGAGTTGCCATTGTATATATTAATTTAAATTGTTACTAATTAAAATCTCTTGAACAAATTATTTGGTCTTGAGAGTGTTCTTTGTTGTTTTTGTGTTCTTCTTGTATCATTATCTTCAGAAATAGTAGATGAACTAATCTTTCTACTTTCTTCTGTTTTTAATTTTCTTACAGTATCTTCAACTGTTTTCTTTGAACCTTGTTCTTTGATCTTACCTTTATATCCATCTGGATCTGCAAGCAACCAAAGTGCTTCCGCAATAAGATCATGTCTTGGTTCAACAAACTGATACTTTTCTAGTAAGTGACCTAACATGTTAGTAGGTTTACCTGATATGGATGGATAGTTAGGTTGAACTAATCCAGAATACAATAAACTTTGTACTTTTCTATCAAGCTTAACTCCACCAAGTTCTCCTTTTGACAAAGTATTATATACATTATCTGTATACATTTTTGCCTGTGCAGCTTGTTGTTCTTTTCTTGCTTCTTGCTCTGCTAACTGTCTTGCAATAATTTCTTCTTGCATTGCATCTAACTTAGGCTTAAACTGATTTGCTTTTTGCTCAAGTTTGCCTAGATCAGCCCAATCATTAATTTCAGATTCAATTTCTTCAGGAGTACCAAATTGAGTAGCATAAAGATATTGTCTTGCAATCTCTGCTTGATCATATTCATTTGATGGATCTAATTGAACTACTTCTTCAACTTGAGCAAGAGTTCTAAATAAAGACTTAAGGTCTGTTCCACCATCTGCTACATATTTAGCTGCAATCTGAAGTTCTTCTGGAAGAGATTGAAAAAACTCTCTTGGAGTATCTTGTCTAATTTTATTTTCTCTTTCTTGAAAGTTAGCTTCAAATAATTCACGGAAGTCTTTGGTAGTATATTCCTCTAATGGTTTATCATCATCAAATGGAATAAGTGTACCTTCCTCAATCATTTTCTGAGCCAACTCAGAAAGACCAGATTTATCAACCTTTGGTCTTCCTTTATTTCCAGTTTCTTCTTCTTGAGTGATCATGTCATCAAGTTGAGCAATTGCCTCATCAACTTCTGCTGTAGAAACATTAGTGTTATTATCACTACTATCATCACCTGCTTTAGTTGCAGGTTTGTCAAGGAACGTTGTGTCTACATCTTTTGGTTTAGAAAAGACTGACGTTTGTTTATTATTATCTGAATCATCTGATGGAAGCATTACACTTTCAGCACCAGGCATTCCAAATAGCTCATCAATATTTACATCTACCTGACCTACCGTTGTAGAGTCTTGGACCTGATCATCAGGTTTTTTGTTGGTTTCTTCCATATTTGTTGGTTTTGTTTATAATTTAATATACAAAATAAACTTCAAATATTTAAAACAGTTAGCATAATTTTCTGGACTATATAGCTAAAAGATTATTTCTTCTTTTCTGTTTTATTATCAAATTTATTTTTATTCTCTCTTGCAATCTGTAATTGCTTATCTGCAATCTCCTTTTGAGCTTGAATTTTTTCTCTTTCAATATCCATTTTTTGAGATTGTCTCATATTTTCATTTACTTGCTTCTCTCTTTGTAGATTGTTTTGCTCTTGATATTGCTCACTTTGTCTGATATCTTTCATTGCATCTTGATAGTCAGACATTTCATTTTTGTTAACATCAACAGCAGCGCCATAACCTGCAGCTCTAATTTCAGCAATGAGAATATCTCTTTGTCTGTTTTTCTCAGCTTCAGCCATATCAAAGTCTCTCTTGAGTTTTTCTTCTTGAGCTTTAGCCTGAAGAGCTTGTTCTTGCATTTGTTGTTGTTGTTGCATCTCTTGTTGTTTCATTTGCTGTTGTTTTTGCTCAGAATCTTTAAGAGCATTATTTAATTCAGCAATTGAATCAGATTGAACAACTTTACCAAGATCATAAATAGAAGCACCAGTAGTATTATTCTGCATTGCCATTTGCTTTAACTGTTCAAGAACAGCTCTATGGTTAGCAGTAGTTGTAGCAAAAATATTAAGATCTCTCATTAATAAATCTGTACCTTCTATTTCAAAGTTTACTTTTTCATCTGCAGATGTAATATAAGATAGTCTAGCAGATGGTTTTGTAGAGTTATAATATTGTGCTAAGTCAGTACGCATTTGGTGTACTCTAGGCATTAGATAATCACAGTGTTGGATAAAGTATATCTCTGTCTGTGCATATGATGCTGCCATAGCTTGTTCTACTCCAGTAGCAGTAGTCTGAGATAATTGTTGTCCCATTCTTTGTGGGTTAACACCAATTACTTCATATGCTTGTTGCTTAAAGTAGTTTCCAAGTTGAATTCTTGACATGAGCCTATTGGTTTGCTCAAGATCAAGTTTTTGAAAATGCTGGAAGTTTAATGCATTCTCTGTATTTGTAATAGATGTATCAAGAGGAAGAATCTGAAAGTTCTTCATTGCAACATATGCATTAGCATAATTACCTTTACCCCAGTCTTCACCAAGTGAATGTTTAGGCAATGTATTCTGATCAAGCATGATTACAGTACCAAGTTCATCTACTAGAATATCTGCAATCTGGTTATTTACAATATTGTATCCAATTTGATATGGCTTCATTAAATCAATAAGAGCAGTAGACTTAGTATTTCTATCAGAGAATACAGCTCCTTCTACTGGAAGTTTACAACCATATAATGATGAGTCACCTTTAAATTGGAATTTAAGTGGACCAATATGATTCTTACCAACTCCAATATAAATAGGAGAGAATCCTCCAGGATTATTCATACCCCAGAATGAAGGAAGATTTGGACCAATCTTTACTCCACCCCAAGTTTCATTAATCCAGATCCAATCAATATGTTCACCAAATACAAGATTCTCTTTAGTTTTATTTTTAAAGAGTCTTGTATCATATATTGGCTTTTCAGTAACTGAGTAATCTTCAGTAACAATCTCATTGATAACTTCTCCTTCTTCTGTAATTTTAGTAAGATGTCCTACTTTTCTTTGAGACTTCCAATATGCAGTAGTTACTCTAAGTAAGAATGCAGTACCTTGATCAAAGTAATCTTCTCCTTGTGATAAGATTTGATTTATAATATCTCCACCCTCATATACTGATCCGGCAACTGCTGAAGTATATTGTCTATATGCAAGTGATGGCATATTAGTATTCCATTCATGAGACTTAGTAGCATCATAGAATGACCCATCATTTTGCAATCCACCAATGTTATAACCTGCAGATCTAATTGGATAAATTGCTTCAAGAGCTGCTAACTGCTCTTCTGTCATCATGTATCCATATTTATCAATAACATCGGCAACAGTAAACATATCAATTTTACCTACCCAGTTACCTTGAGAAATATATCTTGCATCTGGAGACTTATGATAGAATACAACAGCAGGATTCCAAAGTTCTACTTCATAATCATCTTCCATCATATGGAAATGCCAGAACTCTCTATCTGTAATAAGTGAATCTCTAAAACCTCTTTCTTCTAATTCATCCATACGGAATCTTTCAACATCTACTTTATGTTGGTGTGACGCCCACTGTTCTATCATTGATCTATAGTCTTTCTTAAAGAAAGATTCAATCTCAGGAAGTGTTTTTAGATTTTCAGGATTTATTTGCTCTTGTGCCTCTGGAGAATTTGGATCTAAACCAGCATCTAACATAGCAGTTACAATTTTCATTTGAGCATTGGCCATAAGAGTTTCCTCAACCATTTTTCTTTTTTGCTCAATCATCTCATTATATGAGAACTCATCAACTGCTCTGTATGTAAGTTTAGTAGTTCTTTTTGCAAATTCAGCTACAAGAACATTAATAACATTTGGAATAATAGGATAGAACTTAAGTTCTAATGCTGTAGGATCTTCTCTAGTAAGTAACTCAACAACATCTCTATATTCATTATTTTCTTCAACTATATAATCAGACTTATCAATAATACCTTTTGCAAGCTTATAGTTTTTCATAAGCCTGCGTGCATTTCTACGGATTTGTTTTAAACCATTCCACTCAAGCCAGTCAAGATTCCAAGCTGCCCATTCTTCATCCTTATCTTTCTTAGGAATAAATTGAAGAGGTTGGGTAACACTACCCATCCTATTCTGTTCAACTTTTGCTCCCTTTTTTAACTGTAAAGCATTATATACCTGCATATCTATTATTTTAAGTTCTTAAAGGCTGACCTATTAAAAACTTGACCATTAATAACTTTACCTGATCCACCCATATGACGGAACGGGGTTCTATTTAATTTAAACAAATTATCTGACTTTTGCAAGTTTTTAGAAGCATCATCCATGATAACTCTTTTAGAATAACCTCTATTAGCTTGCTGGATTCTCATAAATGCCACAAGTGCTGCAAATGATACAAGTCTATCCACGTTGACTCCATCAGCATACTCTTGCATTTCTTTAAGTAACATTGGGTCTGGAATACGTTCTATACCATACTTAGTTCTTACAATAGTACCATCAGTCTTAGTTTCTACATCTAATTCTTCTTTGCAGTATTCAATAGTATAACTTAGTAAGTGTGCCTTAAATAATGTACCGGTATTTTTCCAACCATACTCCTGGAATACATTAGCATTAGCACCTAAGTCCTTTAAAAATAATATCTGACTTTTTGGTACTAGATATCTTTGTTTTTTTCTTGATATCATATACTGAATGAATAGTGAAATGTTATTCTCTATTACTGTCCAAGCATTATACCATTCTATAATTAGTTCTAACCTTTGGTGAGTTTTATTAATATCATCAAATCTACCGCACCAAGCAGCTACAATTTTATCCGGTTCTATGTATGTTTCTGTTTCTCCTACAGTTACTTTAGTAACTTCTACAGGAGCTTTCATGATATAGATAGAACATAAAGATTCTGATGTTGTAGTCTTACCTTCAGAAACGGGGTCAATAGATGCATAGTACTGACCAAAGGTAGGATCTTTAATTGGTCTTTCCCATACAACAAGTACACCAGTTTTATCTTCTGTCTTTTTACTTATTGGAAATTCTTTAATAGGTTGTTTATCTGTAGGTTTTACAGCAACTTTTCCTGTCTCATCAGTATAAATATCTAAATACTCATAAGCATATTCTTTCTCTTCAATTCTTCTGCTCTGAGCAGCAACCAAGTGAGTTGGAAATATTGATACAGATCTGTGTGCAAAGGCTTCTTGGATATTTCTTGGATGCTGAGAAATCCTTAATTGATAGTCTTCCGGAGAAAGTTCTTTTTTCCATTGCTCAAATTGAGCATCTAAAGCTATAAGAGCTTCTTCTACTTTTGAATTACCAAACTCATCAATATATGGTGGCATTGACCATTGTTCAGGAATAAACAAACCTGACAAACCTACAGTTCCTTTGTTATCTATAAGATCAGTTTCTACTGCATAGATATCTTTAGAAAGTGGATTAAGAATCATATCTCTCAAAGGATTACACTGAGACAAGTCACCCACAGATCCTGCTGCAATAAACATACCTGTAGTTACCATACCTGAGCGCATAGCTGGGCGCATGTACTCATATGTTTGATCCATCTTAGGTGCAATACCTGCCTCTTCATGAAAGAAGTATTTTACTGGACCCCCTACACCATTTGTTGGATCTTTCTCAAATGACATACCTTGTATAGTACCTTTGAGACCAACTTCTGTTTTTCTATCTCCTTTTCTTACTTCAATCTTTTGTTGCCACATCATTACCTTGTCTGGAGACATAGGTCTATACCATGCTGTATGCTCATTTAAGAATGCTGCATATTCCTGTAAGAATTTCCAGGATCCTTTCTCATTGATATAATCTTTAAGACTTGCTCCCATCTTAAGTGTGACTCCAGCTTCAAACCACTGCTGATTTATAAACTTACCCATATGGTAATAAGAAGATGCAATCTGACGTTTCTTTAGAATAGCAGCATGTTTATAGTTTAACTCAGCTAATAACTCATATAGAGCCATATGATACTGTGCATCCCTAATTTTAGCAAAGTCAAACTTCTGTTGTTCCTTATCAAAGATTGGCAAAAAGTTTAACCACATATAGTATTCCCTTGCAAGAAACCATGTGTTGTCACCATCTTTTACAATTATCCCCTTCCTGCATTTTGCTTTTTGATCATCCCAATAGGCAATGAAGTCTTTTGATTTGAACGGGGCTGTGCAATATACTCCAGTATCTCTAAACTTTCTTGACTCAG